TTACCGTGCTTTTTTGCCTTCTGTCGGGGAATTTAGTCGGGAAATATTATTGTCTAAAAAAGCTGAAAATGTGTCTGTAACTTGAACAGATAGTTCATCGTGTACCTGATTATATTTATCAGTCATATACATTTTTGTGTGCCCCAGAGCTTTACTAAGAGCTTCCATGGGAACTCCAGCGATAATGCTTTGAGTAGTAAAAAAATGTCGCATCATGTGAGGGGTGACACGAAAACCAACACTCTCATTAACCTTCTCAAATTCATCATTGAGTTTGTTTGGATTAATGAGATTACCGTCTTCCTTAATGCTTATATAATCCCATTCTTTGTCTTTGATGATGGAAAGCCGTTTTTTGATAGCAGTAGCATTGTCTCTCAGAAACAATAGCAATTCGGTACCTTTAAGGTCTAACATGACATATCTTTCGGACTCTTTTGTTTTAAGTCCATGTCGTCCGTTTTTAGTGTGGTTACCGCGACTATCATGTAATTTGAGGATAGCACGACCATCGTGATGAAAATGCATATCCATCTGACGTATTCCGAAAATCTCCCCTCTACGAAGACCAAAAATGGTTAAATAAGTTAGTGAGAAAAAAACTTTATCCATCACCTGCTCAGCTTTTATAAACCATTCCTTAAACTGTTCCATGGTAACTTTTTTATTTTTGGGAGGAATGGTACTTTCTCCAATGTAAATACCTTTGAGTCTGTTAGCTGGAATATTACCATTAAGCACAGCATCATTGAGCATTGCCATGAAACAATTATTGATACACTTAACGGATTCTCGAGGTTTTGTCATCAGCATGTTAGCTATGTAAACCTCATAGTCGTTGCGATTAAGATTCCGCAATTTAACTGTTCCGTACTCTTTAAGTATATTATTTCTCATTAAGCTTTTATAGGTTTCTTCGGTATTTGGGGTCCATCTATTAGTAGCTACACGTTTCTCGTGGAAAATTTCCCAATAACCAGAAACAGTAATATTCATATTAATACCAATGCTTTTTTCATTAATCTGTTTTTCAATTTCTGTTAAGGCAGCACGGGCTTCAGGAATAGTTTTAAGTCCGCTTTTAGTAATTTCTTTTTTCTTACCTTGGAAAAAGTAACTACGACGGATATAGTAGCGTTTACCTTTTAGCGTTTCGTACCAAAAAATATTTGGGTATTTTGTTTTGTGATATTTCATGTTATTCTCCTTAGTTGTTGCTTCTGGACAAGGTCTTAACTTCAGAGAATCTTGGCATCACCCCCTTTATGTGATATAATTTAAGGTATAAGAAAACAAGCTATTTAAGGCTTACTTCTTATTGATTGCATATTGCCTCACGCTCTCCTCGCCAAATTTGAGCGTGGGGCTTTTTTATTTTAATAATGTAGCCAAACTATATCTTCTGGATGATTATTAAAATCATTATCATGACTTACTATCTTTATTGAATTGGTAAGCATCTTTGTATAGACTAAATCATTAAAATCTTTCATTAGATGATAGTCACTTAGGCTTTCTCTGATGTGCCAAAGTTTTATAGGAATAATTTTACTATGTTTTAAAATATCATTTTGAACACTGTCAATTGCTATCTTGTAATATCTATCAAAATCTGAAGTTTTTTGATAGTCTTTTTTAAATTTAAAGTTTCTTTGCTGTAAATGATTTGTTCGTAAATATTGTTGATATGCTGTTCTGCAAATAACATTTACATACTCAGAAATTATTTGAGAATTAACAAACAATTTACAATTTTTCTTCTGTGTATCTGCTAAGAAGATGTCATAACCGTGTGTGCTAGCAGAAAATGGTGAAAAAAGATAAATCCAAACATTCGTATCAACAATAAATGATTCTCTTTCCTTGACATTATAACTTGCCAAACTAACATTAATAGCCATCAGCAATTACCTCATCTTGAGTATCAGATAATTCTTGTCTCTTTTCTTTACTGTTTGAAAGTACAAGAGCGATTTTTTCAAAGTGGGAATCGCTAACTGAAGAACGTTTTATTTTAACCATTTGTTTCAGTTCATTAACTGGCCTTAAGTCATACAATTGACCGATTGCTAGATTTAAGAATGCGGTAATTAAAGTATCAATTCCTGTAAAATCAAGTGTAACAGGTTGGTCTTTTTCTATATTTTCTTTAATAGCTTGAAAAACTAACTCACCTTTTTCATCTAGGTTAGCTGAGTTGCTATTAATAATGTCTCGTATTATAAGTGTTTTCATCATGTGCTCCTTAGATAAACCAATCGCTTAATACTTCGGATAAATCCATTGTATCAGAAAGCGATACTGATTGACAATCATCTAGAAAGAAAGTGATAATAACTAAAGTTCCGTCAACTTCAAAAGGAAATTCGTAAAATTTTGAATAACCAGTCTTATCAATATGATAATAACCATTGTTAGCTATTATTCTGATTTCTCCTCTGTTTTTAAGAGTCTTTTTTAAATCATATAATCCAATTCCGCTATCTGACCTCTCTTTTGTTGATGTTCCTCTATCAAAGGCCCATTCGAAGTAATGCACAGTATTACTAAAATGAGGATGTTTTGTTTTGATTTTTTCTACAAGTCCAACTCCATTATCAGAAATTGCAAATGATATTGTACCATAATTGCTACCAAATGGTTTTCTTGGATAATGCTGACCACACATATAAATAACATCAGTTTCAGAATGGTCACGAACGTTATGTATTATTTCTAATAGTGATTCTTTCACTTGGCCAATAAAGTCAGGTGAAGTTTTGTTTTGGACATGTTTTAAAAGTTCTCTATCTATATATTCGTCAATTGTATTGATTTCTTGTATTGTGGATCTAAAAAAAGGAATAGTTGTGCCATAAAAATCATCCAATTCATAATCTAGCCCAAAATGTTTTAAAAATCCATTCTTAAGTAAAATTTCTTTTGATTTTAAAGATAGATTTTCTACTATAGCATAAACACTAGCTCCTCTGTCAGTTACAGCACTGAAAAGCATTCCAAGATAAACGGTCATTTCAGCATTGATCCAACGAATTTTTTCAAAATTAAATATGACACTATCGTCTGGAGTTAACTCTGGTAGTATATTATTTAATTGATAGTGGAGCATATATAGGTTTTCATAATTATTATCTAAAACTCTAGGAATCATTATTTCATATCTGGCCATTTTACTCCTTCGATTTTTTAAACTTTCTACACTGCATCAAGCAAATTATAATACTCATTAATGACCATGACTTCATCAGCTGTGGTCTTTAAATTGTGTTTTTGCATAAAAGACAAGTAGTTAAAAGCAAGTTTATCTTCAATATAACAAAACTCTTCTTCTAAGAGGCATTTGATCATATGTCTGTTTGCTTGCAACTCGAATTCTTCGTGTCGTCTTTGATATTGACTAGAATCATGTTCAATATGTCCTAGTTCATGGAAGATAACTTTCTTTTTAGATTCATCTGATAATCCTCTATTAACAAAGACAACTTTTATTTCATCAATATATATTCCCGGCCGTGGCCATAAATCATTGTCGAAATAAGCTAATTCTACATTATGTAAATCTAACATCTCCTCAATAGTCATAGACTATCTTCCCTTCAAGTAAATTTCTATTATGTTTTGGATAGCTTCAATATCTGATTCGGTAAGCGGCTTACCATCAAATGTTTTTGCATTTTCAGCCATTTTTCGTAGATCTTCAGATTTATACTCTTGACTGTCTTTTGCAATTTTAGGATTATCTGTGCGACCTAAAAGGTAATCAGTTGAGACACCAAAATAATCAGCAACAACTTTTAATTTGCTTGGTTTTGGTTCACTACTTTTCCACGAATAAAGAGAGTTTCTACTAAATCCAACTTTCTCTTCCAAAGCATTTATAGAAATTCCTTGTTTATTACATAGTTCTTTAACAATATCGAACGTTGGAAACATTGATTTATCAACCTTTCTAAGCATACGAAAAAATATTTTAAAAAACTTTTTAAAAAACATTGACATTATTTAAAGAGTTCTGTAAAATATAAAATGTAAGCTAAAGAGTTAGCGAACAGGACAACTAAAAAATAAAGCCTAATAAAACTGATTGGCGTCCGTTTTTATGGGTAAATCCTTACTTATTAGTAGGTCTTTTCACTATGTCTACATTTTACAAAACTATTTAAAAATAGTCAATAAGTTCGCTAACTTTTTAGTAAATTTTTTAAAAAGGAGGAAGGCGATGGGTCAAGGAAGAAAAAAATCACTATCAATCCAATCACTAGAGATTAAGATTGACAATGATTCAAATATCCCCCATATCATTCTAAATGGTATTGATTTTAAAGCTGAAAAAATTGGCTTAAAAGGTTTAAAAATCGTCTGGGGAAGCAAAGAAGATGAAGTTCCTGAGACACTTATTAAAGTTGACTATATGCAACTTACTGATAAGGAAATTTTTCAAGAAATATCGATTGCACAATCATTTCCAGGAAGTTTACTTAGTAAATAAGTCTGGATTTGAAGCTAAATTAGTAATAATTTGAGAGGCAGTTTGTGAGAGGAAATTGAGGGAAAATACTCCGAACTTTCCAGCAACCTTCTTAGTCTCTCTCCAAACTTTAGGACTTCTAACGGAATCTAAAAACTGATGTCCATTATAAGTTATACCGTTAACAAAGGCTATGTATAGAGAACCAGAACCATCAAAACTTGGCGACCAATTTATGAAACCAGCTTCATCTAGTAATTTACAGTGATAAACAATTACATTTTTATCATACTTGCTAGCTTTGTCAAATTTTGAGTTATCAGAAAAAATAAACGGTTCTGGATAATGATGTAATTTTTCTATATCAAGTAGGATATCCCTAACTAATTCTGGTTCAAACTTCATTGTACACCTCTTGTTTTTTATTACATTATAGCAAATTTAGAAAGGAAAAATATGAGTAAAGAGTTAAAAGCAATTAAAGCTCAAGTCAAAGTGCGTTTAATTGAGCTAGATATGACACAGACACAGCTAGCAAACAGCGTAAATGTGACTAAGTCTGTTATATCTGACTTACTGACATACGGAAAAGGCAGTAGTAATGTAAAGGCAAATGTGGCTTCTGTATTAGGTATTAAGAATCCTTGGGCAGGGAGGTGAAATGACAGCTAAAATTATCTCAAATTGGCAAAAGAAAAATCACCAGCTTAGTCAACTGATGATAGATAGTCTTGAAGGACTAGATATTTGGGAGACAATCCTAATTCTTGGAAAAATAAGGAAAGGAATTTTATGAACGAAATCTTTAATTTTAAAGGACAAGATGTTCGAACATTAACTATTAATAGTGAACCTTACTTCAGTAATTCAGACGTATGTAGAATTTTAGAAATTAATAATCCTAGTCAAGCACTTAAGCGACTAAAATCAGATGGGGTCATTTCAAATGAGGTCATAGATAACCTTGGCAGAACGCAAGAAATGAAGTTTGTTTCTGAAAGTAATCTATATAAATTAATTTTTCAAAGTAAGAAAAAAGAAGCCGAGTCCTTTACTGATTGGGTAACATCAGAAGTCTTACCGCAAATCCGTAAGCAAGGAACTTATGTCCCAGAAAATCTATCTGATGAAGCTTTTATTGCTCTATTTACAGGTCAGAAAAAACTCAAGCAAAAACAGTTGGAATTAGCCCATGATGTCGATTATTTGAAAAATGAGCAACCTATTCATCCAAGTTTTGCTCAAGCATTGCTGAAGAAGAGAAAGGCTCGTGTAGTAATGTGGTTAGGCGGTATGGATAGCCCCGCTTATGGTGATAAAGTATTTGCTCAGTCAGTATTTCGTGAAGCAGAAATGGACTTTAAAGCTCATTTTAACGTTAGTCGATATGATATGTTACCAAAGAAATTTGAAGATGCAGCATTATCTTACTGGATGACTTGGGAACCAAGCACAAATACTAAGATGAAAATTGCTGATCTTAATCGATCAAGTCAATTATATTTGATGTGAAAGCAAAAAGCACATGCGGGAACATGCGCTTAACAAAATTTAGTAATTAGATTATATCACAAAGGAGAATAAAGATGAAACTAGAAAAGATTGAGCAGGCTACAAAAATAGCGCTATCTATGGCAGTTGTAGGGACTGCATGTAAGATAGCACTAGAACGACATCACTCACACATGGCTTATCGGAGAAAAATAGGAGAAATCTTATCGGCTATTGGGCCACATTATGTGGACAGTGAACTTCATGAATTTTCCAAGTTTTGCATGAGTTTATTAAAAGAGTCCTAAAGACCTTCCCAGTCACCTGCATCAAAAAATTTAACACCATCAATTTCAGTTACTGATGGTTTCTTGTATGGATGTAATTCTTTGTATTTTAAGAGAAATTTTGTCATAAAACTGCCCAACTCAGCAAACGGTACAGTTTCATACATTTTCTCGTGATAGTCTTTTAGAATTTCATCTATTAACTGTTCACAATCTTTATTCATAAATTATCCTCCTTTCCATAATTTTTGAATACAACGGTGAGAGGTCATATTCGAATAAATTATATCAAAATAGAAAGGAAAACACAGCCAATAGCTGTTGGTAACTTATGAACAACTATATATTGTGTTTTGGTGAGTGGATAATGTGGGGTAAATTATCAAAAATTTTATCAGAAAGAGGTATGACCATGTACCAATTAGCGAAACTTTCTGGAGTTAATAAAAGTCATTTTAGCGACTTAAAAAGCGGAAAAATAAAAAATTTGTCGTGGCCCAACATGGTCAAAATTTCTGATGCATTAAAAGTCAGCTTGGACGAATTTAGATAACAAAAAAAGTCCGACGGGAATCGGACTCAAAACAAATTTTAATTTACTTAATTATACCACAAGGAGATAGCTATGGATAATATCTTAATGAGTTTGTCCGACTGGATAAAATCTATCATCAAAGATACGCTTAACAAACTAGTCGAAATAGAAAATGAGAACGATAACTATCCAGAGCTGATGGATATTTCAACAACAAGTAATTTTTTGGGAATTGGCGAAACAACTTTTAGAAACCAATACCGATATATGCCAGATTTTCCAAAAGAGCTACCAGCAAAAAGATGGTCAAAAAGAGCTATTAAAAAATGGCTCTCGGAACAATTATAAATAACTTCAAAGACTTCTGGACAAGGTCTGACTACAAAATGAAAATACTAACAAAAAAATAAAGGAGTAAAAAATGGTAGAAAATCCAGTTGTAGGAATATTTGTCTTATTATTTATCTCTTTTATTGCCTATCTCGGCAATCGGAATAGTAATCAGAAGATGATAGAAAAAACAGTAGAAACTATTCTTGACGAACATATTGTTATTAAACAAGTAAAAATAACGAACAAAAGAAAAGATTTTATTGAGTTGCCAACACCAGGATCATGTGGCAAAGAATGGGGTGAAGCGCCTTGGTAAAGAAAAAAACGAAAATTTATTTTTGGCTAAAGTTTGATAAAAAGTTTTTTGACAACCTTTTTATTAAGCGTCTAAAAAATACAAGCGGCGGCTATGCGATGACAGTCATATATATCCGTTTGATGCTTGAAAGCATAGAAACAGATTGTATTTTATATTACGAGGGCTATTTTGAATCACTTATCCAAGAACTAGCACTAAAACTAGATGTGAGTGAAGATGATCTTAATATGACTTTTAGTTACTTTACTAAATGCGGACTAATCCAAATTGATGAAAATGGTAATGCCACACTACCACAAGCAAAATCAATGCTAGAGCAAGAAAGTAATTGGGCAAAGTACAAACGTGATCAGCGGAAATTGGAGAAAAAAATAGCAGAATTGGACAATGTCCAACCGCTGTCCAATATGTGTCCAACAGATATAGAGATAGAGAAAGAGTTAAAGATAGAGAAAGAGTTAGAGTTAGAACTAGAACTAGAACAAGAGAAAGAAGATAGGTTTGTTGATGTTGTTGAAGCAAATCTTGGTAGAGGTCTTGTAAAATTTGAGTTTGACATGATTAATGACTATCTCATCGAACAAAATGTCTCAAAGGATTTGTTTTTGGAAGCTGTTAAAGTGGCAGTTGCTAATAATGTCCGTAAATTTAATTACATCGCTCGTATTTTGGATAATTGGATCAATGATGGTATAAAGACACCTGAACAAGCATTCCAGGCTCAAAGAGACTTTAAAGCTAAAAAAGCTAATAAAGCTAATAAAGCAATGACAACACAATCAAATGTTCCAGACTGGCACAAAGAAGATTACGTGGAGCAAACGAGCCAAGAGGAGCAAGAAAAACTGGCTAAAGCTAAGGAACAGATGCTCGAGAGACTAAATAACTTAAAAAACGATGACACAAAATAAATCAAAACTAGATCAATTGTTTATGATACTTGACTTTAATTGGAAATATCATCAAATAAGCATATCTAAGCAAAAAGAATTGTTTGCAATGTCATTTGAAAAGTGTGAACAGGAACTTTATCAAATGGCTCAAGATTGGAAGAGAAGAAATGAGGTAAAAAATGACATTTGAAGAATTACAAAAACGCATCGAACTTTGGGCAGTAAATAAAGATTTAGATAAGGCTGATCCTAAAATTCAGTGGATGCGAGTCACTGAAGAGGTTGGCGAAATTAGGGATGTATTGCTTAAACCAACAAAATTTGAGCATCCAGAACTAGCCTTAGTTGATGCTATCGGAGACTCTCTAGTAACACTCATCGTATTATCTAGACAACTTAACATTGATCCTGTAAAAAGTTTGGAAGTAGCCTACAACGAAATTAAAAACCGTAAAGGTAAAATGATCAACGGGACATTTGTAAAAGAGGAGGACCTCAAATAATGATTGATGGAATTACCTACCTAGAAGAAGTAAGCGAAGTTGACAATATTAATCAACCAAGTCACTATCAAGGTCGTCAAGGTCTTGAAGCAATTGGTGTACTTAGAAATTTTATGACACCAGAACAGCTCAAAGGATTTTTCCTTGGTAATGCTCTTAAATACCAGCTACGCTACCAAAATAAAAATGGCATTGAAGACCTCAAAAAAGCAAGGGTTAATTTAAACTGGTTAATTGAAGAAATGGAGAAAATAGAAAGTGGCGTAGGAGATTATAAAAAATGATTAATAATGTTGTATTGATTGGCCGCTTAACAAAAGATGTTGAGCTACGCTATACACCAAGTCAAGTAGCTTGCGCACAGTTTACTTTAGCAGTTAATCGTAATTTTAAAAATCAAGATGGACAAAAAGAAGCTGATTTTATTAATTGTGTGATGTGGCGACAAGCTGCTGAAAATTTAACAAATTGGACTAAAAAGGGGCATCTGATTGCGATAACAGGTCGCATTCAGACCCGTAACTACGAGAATCAACAAGGTCAACGTGTTTACGTGACAGAAGTTGTTGCTGAAAGCTTCCAAATTTTAGAAAAACGTGATAATACAGTTAACACAAATAGCCTAGTAGATAATATGCCAGACTATGGACCAGAACCAGACTTACCATTTTAGGAGGAACCAAATATATGATGTACTCACGTAGCGAGCGTAGCAGGGGTTATTATGACGCAACCATTGATTTAAGTGGCGTTAAAGCTTTACAGTCAACACTTGACTATATTAAATTTATAGAAGCAGAAAAAAGGAGATGTTACAAAGAACTCGAATCGCAAGAAGTTTGTATTGATAGACTTAAAAAATCAAATGCAGATTTAACTCAAACAGTAGTCGATTTGACATGGAAAGATATGAGAAGAAATGCTAAAGCTCGTTTGTCTCGCAGGAAATATGGAACAAAAATTTAGTAGATGTTAATAAGATGACTAAAAAAGCATGTTGTTAGAGTTTACAACAAAGGTATTACAGCGACTTACGCGATCTATGACAAAAACCTGTTTCAGGAGCATGAGTTTGTAACAAAAATAGAAGCGATGCAGTTTATTAGAGAGCTAGAATTAGCTAATGATAAGCGAGCGACAGAATATTTTATGAGAGAGGTGGAAGAATGATACCGAAATTTAGAGCATGGGACAAGAGCAATAAGAAAATGTGCGATGTCAAAGCGTTGTCAGAATTTAACGGTGGCGAAGTGACTATTAAAAGAGATGGAGAAAATGCGTCATATGTAGTTCCGATCGAGCGAGTCATCCTCATGCAATCAATAGGGCTAAAAGATAAAAACGGCGTTGAGGTGTTTGATGGGGATATAATGTTTTACGAACAGGATTGCTATCAATACACATTAGTCAAATATGATAAAGATAAGCTTGCTTTTGTGTTATACGATGGTTGCGAAAGACTTTATCACGAATTGTGGGAAACAGGAGAAGTCATTGGCAACATCTACGAAAATCCAGAATTGCTAGAAAGTGTGGAAGAATGACAACAGATGAATTATTGCAAAATTTACGTGATAACTTGAATAAAATAATGAATGTCCTAAAAAGCGACTGGAAAGCACTATTGTTTCTTACGATCGCAATATTGGGAATGATGGTAACTGTGTCGTACTTTAGCTATCGTGATGCACAACAATATTACGAGCCGCAAATATACGGACTGCGCGCTCAGCTAAGCAGGACACAAAAGCAGCTTAAGCGTGCGAGTGAGGATAGAGCTAGACAGACAAAGCGGATTGCGGAGTTGACTGGGAATGGGGGATAGTGTGAGACGTAAATCAATAAGTAAAAAGACTAGGCAACTTGTCCTTGAAAAATATGATTGTCACTGTGCTTATTGCGGAAAAATCTTAGACATCAAAACGCTTAGAGTGGACCACCTTGAAGCTTTTAGAAACGGTGGTGCTGATGACGTTAGCAATTATATGCCAGCTTGCCAGTCGTGCAATTTTTATAAATCAACATTATCACTTGAAAAATTTAGAGAACAGTTAAAAACAATACATGAAAGAATTATGCAACCTTTCATAAGTAGGTTAGGCGCTGATTATGGAATTGTTGAAGTAAAACCTTTTGATGGTAAATTTTACTTTGAAAAACTGGAAATAGGGGATAAGGATGTTAAGAGTATTTGAAGCCTTTGCTGGTATCGGCACACAACGCATGGCATTGCGAAACCTTGGAATACCACATGAAGTAGTAGCTATTGCCGAGATTGACAAATTTGCCATTAAAAGTTATGAGGCAATCCATGGCCCAGTAAATAATCTAGGGGATATTAGCAAGATTAATCCTGACACTATCCCTGATCATGACTTGTTTACTTATAGTTTCCCTTGCCAAGACATTTCTGTGGCAGGTAAACAAGCTGGGCTTGACATTGATAGCGGTACCCGCTCAGGATTGCTCTGGGAATGCCAAAAAGTGATTGCAGCTAAAAAACCAAAGTATCTGCTTATGGAAAATGTCAAAAACCTTGTAGGTAAAAAGCATAAGCCAAACTTTGACAAATGGCTTGATTGGCTTGAAGAACAAGGTTACACAAATTACTGGCAAGTGCTTAATGCGAAGGATTATGGTATACCACAAAATCGAGAGCGTGTGTTCTGTGTGTCAATTTTAGGCGAGCATAGCCCTTATGTTTTTCCGGGAAAACAAGAGTTAACAATTAGGTTAAAAGACATTTTGGAAGACGATGTGGACGAAAAATATTATTTGTCAGAAGAAAAAACGAGGTCGATCACATGGACATTATAAAAATTGGAGTCATAGAGCCAAAAATTTTAGTTAAAAACAATGATCAAAAAGATATGTAATGTAAACCCGAGTGGCAAAGGGATTAATGGTAATGTTTATGATTTGGATTATCTTTGCCCAACAATCACGACAAATAAAGGGGAGGGCTTAAAAATACTAATCAAAAACGCAACAAAAAAAGGCTATCTGATAACTGATAACGGTGATGGTATTGATACAGCTTATCCAGATAGCAAAACTAGACGAGGGAGAGTACAAAAAAGTATGAGTCATACGATAACGACAGATGACAGTAAGGCGGTTTTAGAAAATTACCGCATCCGCAAGCTGACACCGAGAGAATGTTGGCGCTTGATGGGATGTAGTGACGAGGATTTTGATAAAGCACAATCCGTCAACAGCAATAGTCAGCTTTACAAACAGGCAGGAAACGCCATTGTGGTTGATGTGCTAGAGGCAATATTTAAGCAATTATTTTTAAGTGAGGTACAAAATGAATATTGAAGAAGCGAAAAAAATAGTAGACAAATTGTCAGTAGATAGTGATGAGCTTTGGAAGATTCCAATGATTCCAGCCCATAAGGTAAAAGCCTTGCTTGACACACTTGACCAACCAAAACCAGAAATTACACATCCAAAGATTAAGAAACCAACCAACATTAAACTTGGCGGCTTGTATTATATGCCCGTTTTAGTAACTGAGATGTCTATTTTTGCAGGAGTTCCTGGCACATGTGATGTGGAATTAGAAGTAGAACTTCCTAATGGCAATAAAATGACATCGATACTAGATTACTTTTTAAATCAAGGATTAATTGATTTAGAGTAATTTAGTAGTTAATCAAAAAATTTATAAAATTATCTTATGAGGAGAATAGAAATGAAAAAAGAAGAAAGATTAATATTTACAGTTGCATTAATCATTATTGTTGGCATATTATTTAGAACAACTGCAGTAACACGTATTCCAGCGAATACTGTTGGAGTAAAAGTATCTGCAACTTCTGGTGTACAAAAACAAACACTGTCAACTGGCTATCATTTAAAAATGCCTTTTATTGATAAAATTTACAAAATGCCTACAAGTGTACAACAAAAGAAAATCAAAAAGATTACAACTCAAACAGAGGACGCCCAATGGCTAGATACGACTCTTGATGTCAAATATCGAGTATCTGAAAAAAATGCTATGAATGTCTTTAAGGACTATCAGAGTATGGAAAATGTCAATAAATCACTCATAAAAGCAGCCGTTCAAAGAGCAGTTGAGCAAGTGACAGTTAACTATGATATTTACGAAGCTCTAGGCTCCAAACGTAATGAACTGTATGCAGAAATTGAAAAATCATTATCTGAACGGTTAGCGAAAGAATCTATTGAGCTTGTATCGGTAACCCTAACTGATCAAGATGCAGGAGATGAAATTGAAAAAGCTATCAAAGATGAGTCTGTTAAGCAAAAGCAAGTAGATTCAGCTAAACAAGACAAAGAAAAAGCTAAAATTGAAGCTGAAACTAAGCAAATACAGGCTCAAGCAGAGGCGGATGCTCAAGTGATTAAAGCCAAAGGAGAAGCTGAATCCAACAATACAAAGGCTGCATCAATCACCGACAATTTAATCAAAATGAAAGAAGCCGAAGCTAGGTATAAACATGGCTGGGTTGAGGTACAGACATCTGGCGAAGTCATCACAAATAAGGGGCAGTGATAAGTGGGGTAAAAATGAAACTATCCAAAAAAGATTACGATTTACTCGATAAGGAGTTGATGCAATTCAAAGATATTGACAAATCTATTGCAACAAGACAGATGGAATTGATGTCCAAAGATGGCATTAACTTTATAACTTATCGCACAAACGGTCTTCTCAATCATCCAGATATGATAGTTGAGAAGTGGAGTGATGACCTGATTTTACGCAACATGGATATTTTTAAAGAGACTGTTCAAAAACTTATTGAGGAAATGGATAATGAGCAGAAAGAAATATTTTCTTTACATTGGCTTAATCATCAATATAGTTGGGAGGAAGTCATGTTTTACATCAATTGTAGTAAGTCATCAATCTACCGCAAGCGTAAAGCAATTTTAAAAATTTACGCTAAATTGAAAGGTTGGCACTAAAAGCATATTGTAGTGCCACAAAAAAGAAGTTATTATGATAGCGTGAAATATTGAATATCAGAAGCAAGAAACTGTTGGAACGATTTGAATATCATTATTTCTAAAGGAGACAAGAGCAAATGTTCTTGTCTTTTTACTTTTTAGGAGGTGATAAAGTGTGAAGATAGTACAGCCAATCAGAGACACTGATCAGATTGATATGATGAAGGATTACTTAAAAGATTGGAATCCAAGGAACTTTTTGCTACTACTTTTTGGATTAAATACTGGATTGAGGATAGGTGATATCCTACCGCTAAAAGTAAAGCATGTCACAGCTAGCAATCATATAGACATAATAGAACAAAAAACAGGTAAGCGGAAGCAGTTTCCTATCAATAAGACGTTAAGACGAGAGATAGACAAGTATATTAAAGAGAAAGAACTAAAGCCTTGGGATTATCTATTTGAAAGTCGCAAAAAGTGTACAGAACCAGGAAAAGAAGGTCAGAAGCAACCAATAAGCAGAGAGCAAGCTTGGAAGATACTCAATCAAGCTGCTAAGCAATTTGGCATACATCATATAGGTACGCATAGCATGAGAAAGTCGTTTGGTTATCACATGTATCAAAAGACCCAAGATATAGCGATGCTGATGGAGATGTTTAATCATTCTTCACCAGACATTACTTTGAGATACATTGGCATAAACCAAGAAAAAATAGATGATGCTGTGGCTGATTTCAGCCTGTAATATTTTTTTAGTTTTATTTAATAACACAAAATGAAAAAATGTTGCATTACCTTTTTAGGAATTGGATGCTTAGCTTAGTAATCATTATTGATTTGATAGCTTTCCAGGAAATTAACAATATATAAGATATGTGACATTGAGAGAGGAAAAATAAATGAGACCTAAACGTTACCCATATACAAAAAAACTCTTGGAGGAGGAAACCATTGAAGTCTATGCTTATGGTTCTACTGACCCAATTTATACTGTTAAAAAACTGAGTAAAACTCAAACAACAATGCTTTTAAATAAAGTTAGAGATGCAAATAGATTGCTAAACAAGTAAAGGTGGATTGTTATGTACAAAATAGCGCCAAAAGGAATGATAATGTTTATCGCTAACAAATATTGCGAAGTAAGACCCAAAAGCATCCACAATGGAATCGAGTGGGCTTGGAAATGGTATCAGCTTTTTAACGAAGGAAGTTTGGTGCCGTCAGAATGGATAGTGTATCACGATCAATTTAAAAGGGAACATGATTATCCATGTTTTAAAAAATAATTATTATTTATGGCTAGGGAATGTAATGCGAAAAACAAAAATTGAAAAAGAGTTCAGCCATCACATCATGTGGCTACAAAGATATTACAAAAAGTCTCAAGGCAATCCACTAAATTCCATATTGCTACAGATGCTAGAGGAGAAAGAGGAAGAGACAGGTCTCGATAGGTTTAATGACCTTGATTGTCGTGTCTATTTTGCGTGGCTAGCAGCAATCACACACATGATTAACAACACAGATAGCAACATGATGCAGCTTATCAAGGATGTCTATGTGCATCGCATACTAAACATGACAAGCGCTGGTGCAAAGTATCTCAATTATGCTAAGTCACAGACACAACAAAAGGTGAGAGATTGGTTTGTTGAGCTTAACAGACAGCATTACGAAAAGGTAATTGCCAATGATTAAGATTGATACGACAAGCAAAGAGTCTATGTATCACACCTTCTACCACAAGACAGAGTGGAGGAAGCTCAGAGAGATTGCAATCATCAGAGATAAGAGAGAGTGTGTTTGGTGCAGGCAGAATGGCAAGAGGACAACAACAAACCTTGAAGTGGATCACATCAAAGAGGTTAAGGACTATCCAGAGCTAGCCTTAGACTTAGCCAACCTTAGGACTCTATGCAAAGACTGTCATAACAGGCGTCATGGACGCTATCAAAAGAAGGAAAGTCGCTGGGATGATGAGACTTTTGAATGGTAATGAAAATAAAAAATGAAAGGACACCCCCCGGTCGAAAAAAATCAACTCAATTTTGCTGCCGTGGAACCGGTGGGAGGGTCATCTGACCAAAAATGTGTTTTTTGCGCACACATTTAGGGGGGAGGGGGGATAGTGATAAAAAATGAAAATCTCTGAATTAAAAAAAGAACTTTTGGGGCTCGTTGATCAAGACAGTTCTTTTGAGGTTGAAATTGTCGAAAGGTATTTAAACCTCGTTAAAATTTATCGAAAGCTGGACCAATCCCTTAAAGAAAATGGGTATATGATTTTAGTAAAAAATGGGGCTCAAAGTTTCTTAAAAGCAAACTCTGCAATAGGGGAAAAAACTAAGATAAATCAACAACTCATAAAACTTGGGGAATTTTTTCAAAAGAAAAAAGAAGAGATTAAAAATGAACAAAATAATACCAATTTTGCGGACCCCTCAGAGTTTCTTTAGGAGGTGTCTTGATTGATTGAATATGTCCAAAATTACATTGATGATTTTGAAAAAGGCAGGGTCATTTTTAATCAAGAGCGAAAGGATTTAGTTGCTTACATTTATCGAGAAATTATCCCCAGAATAGAGAAAAAAGAGATATTTTTTGATGAAAAAAACATAAAAAATTGTATAAATTTTATTGAAAAATGGTTCTTTAAACTAGAAAATTTTCAAAAATTTATCATCTCTTTTGTATTTTTAAGGTACTCGGAAACCAATCGAAACGTCTATAAAAAAATATTGATTATGATGGGACGTGGTGGTGGTAAGAATGGTTTAATATCTGGAATCATAGCTTACTTATTGAGTCCATTCCACGGAATAAAGAACTATAATGTCTCTTTGGTAGCTAATAGCGAGGATCAAGCAAAGACCAGTTTTGACGAAATTTATAACACTGTTGAGAGCAATCCTAAACTAAAAGAGATTTACTACAATACCAAAAGTGAAATCAAATCAATACATACTAATAGTGTGATGCGTTTTAGGACCTCTAACGGGAATACTAAAGATGGTTTGCGTGATGGTATGGTTGTTTTTGACGAGATACATCAATATGAGTCTAACAAAGATGTCCGTGTCCATAAGTCTGGTCTTGGGAAAGTAAAAAATGCTCGAGAGTTTTATATCGGCACGGATGGCTATGTCCGAGAGGGCTTTATCGACTCGATGAAGGATAAAGCTAAAAAAGTGTTGAGTGGTGCTGCTAGATGGAACTCGATGTTTCCTTTTATCTGCAAAATTGACGAAGAGCATGAAGTGGATGATAAGGAAAAATGGCAAAAGGCTAATCCAATGTTCCATCAGCCGATGAGCGACTATGCTCAAGAGCTGTTTGACATGGTTTGCGAGCAATACGAAGAAATGATTGAAGATCCGTCAAACCGTGAAGAGTTTATGACAAAGCGCATGGACTTCCCGGTCATGGACGTTGAAAGAAGTGTTGCGAGTCATGAGGAGCTTGTAGCAACCAAACGAGAGTTGCCAGATATGAGAGGTGAAGCTTGTATTGGCGGTTTAGACTATGCTGCTATTCGTGACTTCGCTGCTGTTGGTCTATTATTTAAAAATGGGGACGACTATGTTTGGCTGAGTCATTCATTTGTTCGTAAGGAATTTGTTGACACTTATTATGGTTACTCTAAGCGCAAAGACTCAATTAATGGTAAGAGACAATTTGCCCCTATCAAAAAATGGGAACAAGAAGGACTATTAACGGTTATCGATGAAGCAAGTATCAATCCCCAATATATTGTTGATTGGTTTGTAAAAATGAGAGACGAAGAAGGGTATGATTTACAACGTATCGTGTCAGATAACTTCCGCATGGAAATTTTAAAACCGTTATTTGAGAGAGAAGGTTTTGAGGTCTTGTCAAAAAATACGTTTACTGCCCCACCAGGTTATCAAATAGAAATTGTTAGAAATCCTAGAGCTATTGATAGCTTATTAGCACCAAGAATTGAAACAGCATTTGCTAATCACAGAGTTGTTTTTGGTAATAACGATATGATGCGTTGGTATACACATAATGTTTTACGTCGTCTAAAAAGTGATGGTAATGTTGAGTATGTCAAAAAAGAAGATACCAGACGCAAGACAGATGGTTTTAAAGCATTTGAGTATGCAATGTATCGAGCAGACACGCTAGAGATAACTAGTGATGCCGATTTTTATGATGATGTCATGGAGTGGTATTAACAATGAAGACTTATTGCATTATAAATAAAAAGACAGGATTTTTTGTATATGGGACTGATTATAGATATAGTCCACCACATCAAAGAACTAGTGATTGTAAGGCTTTGACTTTTGAAACAGAAAAGAAAGCTAAAATAGCATTTGAAGATAGGAAATGTGGTAAAAATTATAAAATTATACCAGTCAAATTGGAACCTATAGAAGATAAGTTTTAGCACCTGACTAGGTGCTTTTTATATGTCTTAAAAAGTTCGGCAAAAGGGGAAGTAAAAACAGGTAAAGTGAATATATAAAACGGTGCTGAGATAGCCATTCTAAGGCCATTTCAAATATTTTTATGGGAAATAGCACCTAGAAAGGTTGTTAAATGGGGATTTTAGACTTCTTTTCCTTCAAAAAATCTGGAACACTGTCAGATGATGACTCAGGAAGTACGACATCAGAAAAATTAACAAATGTCGTCTTAAAAGAAGATGCTCTCTACAAATGTGTCAATTATTTAGCAAGGATAATTTCTAAGTCAACGTTTAGGTTAAAAACTCCAGGAAAATTAACCGAAAATCAAAAAGATTGGTTGTACTGGATTAACACCAAAGCGAATCCTAACCAATCGGCGTCACAGTTTTGGATTGAAGTAATCCAGAAGCTTTTAGTTGATGGGGAAACATTAATTTTTGTTATGCCAGGGAAGGGCATTTACGTGGCAGATAGTTTTACACAGAATAAAAAACTATCTGGAAGTCAATTTAAAGTGTCACGAGTTCAGGGACAAACCTACGAAAAGACATTTACTTTTGATCAAGTTATTTATTTAAAAAATGATAATAGCGATTTAATGTCAAAAGTCGAGTCACTTTGGGAAGAGTATGGGGAATTGCTTGGTCATGTCATTAATAACCAGAAAATAGCCAATCAAATACGCTTTACCATGACACCGCCTAAAGATAAAGTGAGGGAACGTGCTCAGGAAAATAGTGACGGTGGGAGACAGCCTAAATCAGACAAAGATTTTTTCAAACGCACTATCGAAAAAATTAGAACAGAGTCTGTTGTTGGAATCCCAGTTACTGCTAATACTAACTACGAAGAATACGGTTCAAAAAACACAGGGGCTGTTAAATCCTATGTAGATGACATCAAAAAACTAAAAGATCAATACATGGCAGAGTTTGCAGAAATGCTTGGTATTCCAATCTCTTTATTGCATGGAGATATAGCTGACAATCAAAAAAACTATGAGTTACTACTTGAAGGTCCTATTGAGTCGATAGTGACAAATATTGTAGATGGCTTAGAATGTGCTATTTTCGACAAGTCCGAAACACTTGAAGGGTGTTTTATCAAAGTAACTGGATTAAAAAACTATGATTTATTTTCGGTGTCTAACCAAGCAGATAAGCTGATTTCCTCTGGATTTGTCTTTATTGATGAGGTCAGAGAGGAAATTGGACTTCCTGAGTTACCAGACGGCTTAGGAAAAGTTCTCTATATGACCAAGAACTATGAATCTGTTCTGGGGAGAGGAGGTGAAGTAGATGAAGAAGTTGAAACTTAATGGACCAGTCGTCAGCGAGGGTGATAAGTGGTACTACGATTGGTGGGGAAAACCTTGTATTACCGCTAAACAAGTACATGATTTTTTAGATAGTGCTGATGGAGAAGACATCCAAGTCAGACTAAATTCTGGTGGTGGAGAGGTTTTTGTAGGTAGCGAAATTTACTCTGCTTTAAAAGATTACCCTGGAAAAGTCGAAATTGTCATTACAGGTCTAGCTGCAAGCATTGCAAGCATTATCATGTTGGCTGGTGATGTTATCAAGGCATCTCCGATGGCTCAAATTATGATCCACAATGCTTCTTGGGGGAGCTATGGAGATTACAGGCAATTAAAACATGATAGCGAAGTTGTCGAAAATGCGAGCATATCGCTAGCTGGAATGTATGCCAAAAAAACAGGAAAACAAGAGGCTGAAATCAGAGAGTTACTAGATGCTGAAACATGGTTTACAGCTAACAGTGCTAAAGAAATCGGTTTAATTGATGACATCTTATACAATGAGATGCCGTCGCTTGTGGCTGGAATCGATTTAGTTCCTAAGGATAAAATCGAAGAATTTAAAAACATGGTGGCTCAGAAAAAAGCTCAAGCGAATCAGGAAAAAGATGACTTTGAAGCTCGTGTCAAGGCTATTGTCGAGCCAATGATTAACGATTATAAAAATCGGACAGTATCAGAGCTTAAAGTATCTATTGATGCTGATGAATTAACAGAAGTTATAGACGATGCGGTGACTGAGCTTAAAGAAAAAGCCTCATCCCCATTTGCAAAATTTATTTTTTAGACATTAAGGAGAACACATGGCAATTAACTTAAAAGAATTACCAAAATACCGCGAAGCTGTTGCCGAACTGAGCGCAAAAATCTCAGCAGGGGCAACACCAGAAGAACAAGAAAAGCTATTTGAAGCTGCCTTTACCACGATGGGTGATGAAATTCTCGCAAAAAACGAAGAAGAAATGGAACGCATGTTTGATTTGCGAGACAAAAACCGTGAATTAACAGCAGAAGAAATCAAGTTTTTTAACGACATTGATAAAAATGTTGGCGGAAAAGATAAATTTAAACTTTTACCAGAAGAAACAATGGTTCAAGTTTTTGATGATTTAGTTGCTGAGCATCCACTATTAAAAGTTATCAACTTTAAAAACACTAGTCTGCGTCTAAAAGCTCTTACCGCGGAAACTTCTGGTACTGCTGTTTGGGGTGATATTTTCGGAGAAATTAAAGGTCAATTGAAACAAGCCTTTAAAGAACAAGACTTTAGTCAATTCAAACTTACGGCATTTGTGGTTATTCCTAAGGATGCTCTTAAATTTGGCCCTAAATGGATCAAACAATTTATCACAGAGCAATTGAAAGAAGCCATTGCAGTAGCGCTTGAATTAGCAATTGTTAAAGGTGATGGCTTATTGCAGCCTGTTGGATTACTTAAAGATTTGTCTCAACCAACTGTTGACCAATCGACAGGTCGTGACATCACAACTTACAAAACGGACAAAGAAGCGATTGCAGATTTATCTGATTTAACCCCAGATAATGCACCAAAAAAACTTGTACCTGTCATGAAACATCTATCCGTTAATGATAAAAAACGTCCCTTAAAAATTGCTGGTCAAGTTAAGCTAATTTTGAATCCAGAAGATCGCTGGGCGCTTGAAGCACAATTTACGTCACGTAATCAGTTTGGCGAGTATGTCACTGTTTTGCCGCACGGTATCACAATCCTTGAATCTCTTGCATTAGATACAGGAAAAGCGATTGCTTTTGTCGCAAATCGTTATGATGCGTTTATGGCAACCGCATCAACAATCGAAGAGTATGATCAAACATTTGCCATGGAAGATTTGCAGCTATATCTCACTAAAAATTATTTCTATGGTAAAGCCAAGGATAATCATACAGCTGCATTATTGACATTAGCTGGAGGCTAATAGGAGGTAGTCAATGAAACTAAAGGTTTTGAAGCCATTTGGGGACCATAAAGAAAATGTAATACGTCAAGTTGATGAAGTTTTTGAGGTCTCAAAGATTCGTTTTGAAGAGCTTTCAGCAAGTGTGCCTGCTGATTTTTATGAAGAAGTGAAGGCAACTAAAGCTAAGAAAGGCGAGGAAGAATAATGGCTATTGATGCGCAGGAAGTCACTGAGAAATATTTAGCTGCCTTTAAAACAAGGATGAGAATTTTTGATAGTGACGAAGAAGAAGACAAAAATGTGTCATCTATGCTCTCTGCTAGCATCAAAGCTGTTGCTAATCTAACTGGCGCAACAGAAGCTAGCGAAGAATTGCTTGAGCTAGCTTTTGAGCGTGCTAGGTATGTTTACTATGACGCTTTAGACGAATTCCAGAAAAATTATGCGGATGAAATCGAAACATTGTATTTAACTAACAAATATAAAGACATCGAGGAGCCATCTCATGATTAAAGGAAAAAGCATCAAAAAGGCAAAAACTGGTAACGGTGAGCTAAAAACAGCTATTAAATTTTATACCTCTACGACAGATGATAGCCTTGACGGTCGTGACACAAAGCTAGATTTAGTCTACGAAACACGAGGGGAAGTCTATAACCCTAGTAGTAAAGACATTGAGATTGCTAACATGCATAAGGTAGAAGCAAAGATGACTTTGAAAATACGTGATCCACTAAATCAATACCACCCGAGTAATTCTGACTTTGTAGAGATTATAGATAGTCGTATCAAAGGAAAGCTAGGGATTATAGATGTCAGACCAGATTTTAATGACAGAAAATTTTTAATCATTGTTGCTGGAGGTTAGTATGAGTGGATTTGCAAATTTAAAAGGTGTTGAAGAACTTCTGGCGAATATGGAAAAGAAATTAGGCCCTGCGAAAGTTAACAGGGTAGTTAATCGGTCGCTAAAAGAAATTGGCAAAGAACTAGAACCCAGTTTTAAATCTGCCATCTCTATCTATAAGCGGACAGGAGAGACCACTGAGAGCGCAGTTGTTTCGGGTGTAAGAAGAGAAGATGGTATCCCTAAAGTTAAATTAGGTTTCACTACTCCGCGCTGGAATATTGTCCATCTTCAAGAGCTAGAATACGGTTGGAAACACAATAGGCGCGGTGTAGGTGTTATTCGTCGTTACTCTGATATTTTGGAAACTATTTATCCAAGAGGTATCCGTGACAAGCTGAAAAGAGGTTTCGATGGTTAGAGACATGTTAGCAGAAGTGTTTGACTTGTTAAAAGCAGACAATGTTTTAAAGTTAGTCAAAATAAAATCTTTTGAACGACCAGAAAGTCTGCTAGACGACCAGACAAGCATTGTCATTTTGCCGATAACTGCGCCAAAACAATCAACTTTTGGTTCTGACACAGCCTTATCAAAAAAGTTTCTTTACCAAATCGAGGTTGAAAGCACATCTAGACTAGAATGCAAAGATTTGCAACGTCGTATTGAAAAACAACTGGAAAAGATTGGTTTTTATCAAAATGATGCAGGCTTTGAGAGGTTTGATCGAGATACTGGCAGATATTTAGATGCTAGAACTTTTAGGGGTTTTAGCAATATTTACGAAGATTATTGAAGGAGAAATACATGCAAGCAATTGGATTTAAACGCATGACAATTACAGTACTTGATAACGAAAATAATTCTTTCGTCATTGAAGGTACAAAAGATAAAGGTGCTACAAAAGTTGCAAAAATTAGCGGCTTGGCATCAGAACCAGTTAAAACATTTGGCTCTGATATTGCTTACTACACATCTCGTCGTGGTGTAGGTGATGTCAAAATGGAAACGGAAGCAATCGACATCCCATTTGAAGTTCTTAAGGTCATTTTGGGTTATAAGGACAACAAAGGAGTCACATTTGTCGGAGAAGACACAGAGTCTCCAGAAGTTTCCGTTTTGCTTGAAGCACCAGCAACTGGCGGTAAAAATGCCTATCTTGGTTTTTTCAAAGGCACATTCTCTATGGATGACATCGAATGGAAATCCAAAGAAGAGAAAAACGAAGGGTTAGACAGTCAAAAACTCGTCTTTACAGCACAACCTGGCGATAAAGGTGAAGCTAAGGGTCAATATGTTGGATGGGCATTTGATGAAGAAACTGAAGGTAAAGGAACTAATGCTCAACAGTTAAAGGCACTTCTGAAAGTAAAAAAAGACTAAGCCCAGCTAGTCCTCAGACTGGTGATTTTGGGCTTGATCTAAATACTGAAGAAGTAACTGCATTTATCGAAAGAAAGAAAAAGGAAGAGTAAATGGCAATTCTAGAAATTAAAATTGCAAATGATGCTGGTGAAAAAGTTGTCAAGGAGTGTAAAAATCTGACGGTTAGAGACTATCGAGACTATCTTGTTTTGCAACAAGAGCTATCTGATAGTAATGCGCCAGAATACGAAAAACTTGATAAGCAACTTGAATTTATCGTTGGGCTATTTGATGGACTGACAATTGATATGATGTATGACAAGCTTAATATGTATGAACTCAACAACATTTTAGCTGATGTATATGTCAAATTGATTGGTGGAGATCCTGATGACCCAAAGGAAAACGCCTAGAGCCTAAAGAGGCTTTGGAAAAATTTTATAAGTTCACTCAAGACATTATTCGTTCTGATTTTGGTATGTCTGTCAAGGATGTCATGGAAACAGATTGGCAAGATTTGTTAGCTGTTTTAAGTGCATCAGAGAAAAAAGAAAAAATCATGACTTTAGAGGAATTTATAGGACAGTTAGGATAAGGTCTCGTTTTGAGACCTTTGATTTTTAGGGAAAGGAGATATATGGGAGCAGGAACACCTTTAGGCAGTATGTTTATCGAATTGGGTCTTGATACATCAAAATTTGATCCAAAACTACAGAGTGCTAAAAGGGCTGTTAACTACTTCAAAGCAGAGGCTAGAGCCCTTGACTCAGCATTGAAAAGCAATGGCAAGAATGTTGGTTTACTACAAGCTAAGTATAAATCACTAAACCAAGCTATTACTGCTCAAAAAAAGGTTTTAACAAGTTTAAAATCTGATTTTGACAAACTTGACCCTGGTACTGATAAATGGGAAGCTGCGGCCGTGCAAATTGAGCGAGAAAATGCCAAGCTAGCTCAACTAGAAGCTCAGCTAGGAAATGTTTCAAAAGCGTTTCAAGAAGCGTCTGGTCAGACAGGCTTTACTGGTTTTTTACAACGTAGCGGCAAGCAGATTGATGTTTTTGGCCAAAAATTACAAACACTCGCAGATAAAACTAAATGGATTAGCGCAGGTTTTGGAGCTGGAGCACTACTCAGTATTAAAGCTGCTAGTGATTTTGACACAGCTTTTACTGGGGTTAAAAAGACAGTTGATGAAGTCAGAGATGCTAATGGTAGGGTCACATACTCTTATGAGAGACTATCAAACGGCATCCGAAAAATGGCTAAGGAAATTCCAGCATCAACAACGGAAATATCAGCTGTTGCAGAAGCAGCTGGTCAGCTCGGTATCAAAACAAAAGATGTCTTAGGATTTACTCGTGTCATGATTGACATGGGACAATCAACTAACCTAAGTGCCGAAGAAGCAGCATCATCTATTGCTAAGATTGCCAATATTACAGGATTAACATCCAAGGAATACTCTAGATTTGGTAGTTCTGTTGTCGCTTTAGGTAATAATTTTGCGACAACTGAGCGAGACATCGTAGCGATGACTAACCGTATTGCTGCATCTGGGAAATTAGCTGGTCTGACAAACCAAGAGATGTTAGCATTAGCTACTGCCATGAGTTCTGTTGGTATTGAAGCGGAAGCTGGTGGCACAGCTATGACTCAGTCGTTATCAGCTATTGAGCGTGCAGTATCAGCGGGTGGTGAAGATTTAACAAAATTTGCTCAAATAGCTAATATGTCATCAAAAGATTTTGCTAAAGCATGGAAAGAAAAGCCAATTGTCGCTTTACAAGAGTTTATCAAAGGTCTTGGTCAACTTGACAAAAAAGGCGAAAGTGCCACAAAAGTGCTTGATGAGCTTGGCTTAAGTGGTGTCCGTCAATCTAACATGCTTAAATCTTTAGGTTTGGCATCTGAGACGCTCGGAAAAGCTATTAATGTATCTAATCAGGCATGGCGAGAAAATAAAGCTTTGACTGACGAAGCTAGCAAGCGCTATGAGACTTTCCAAAGCAAACTTAAGATTTTTAAAAACAAAATCAATGATATAGCTATCGAAATCGGTGGTCCACTAATGGAAGCTGCATCAAATGCTCTTGATGCATTGGAGCCAATGTTTAAAACCATCGGTAATATTGCTAAAGCGTACTCTAATGCGAATCCTGAAACCAAGCGATTTATTGCCTATCTCATCGCTGGAACAGCTGCAGCTTCGCCATTTTTACGTATAATCGGTAAAACAAGTTCTGGTGTCGGCAAACTTGTTGAATGGATTGGTAAACTTGCTGGTGCTAGAAAAGGCGCTGCGGCACTAAAAGCACTTGAGAGTGCAGTTGAAGCATCAGGTGCAGCTGCTGGTGATGCCAGCACAAAATTTGGCGGTCTAACATCAACTATGAGTTTATTGTCAAATCCAATCGGTTTGTTAATTGGAGGAACAGTCGCTTTAACAGGTGTCTTACTTGCTTTAAATCACGCTAAGGATAAAGCTAGAGAGAAGTCTGAGGAGTGGGGAACCACTTTAACTGGCACTACTCGTCAAGCTTTAGATAGCTTTAAAAGTAAAGTAGATGAGAGTACAGAATCAATGATTAGATTTGATGCTATAGGTTCTCCTGCCATCCAAAGGGTAAAAGATAGTTTCAAGGGCTTATTAGGCGATCTAGAAAATGAGTTAACAAAAGCTAACCAACGAATGGAGGAGCTTGGTAATAAGATAGGGCTTACTGCTGAACAGGTAGCTAAAGGTAAAGAGCATAATAATCGAGTAGTTGAGAATGCTAGATTGATGGTTGATGAAATCAATACTATCTATAATCGTCATAATGGCAACGTTAAACGATTGACTGCTGAGGAACGAACTATTGTTGAAAATGCTCAAAAAGAGTTGGTTAGAGCAAAACTAGAGCTTATGGGTTTATCTAATAAGCAGGCTTTATCAGTGATGAAAGCCTTTAACAATGATGTGACAACATTAAATGAGACTCAGCTCAAAAAAACGATGACAGCCCTGGAAAAAGCTATCTCAGAAGAGAAAAAATTATACGATTCTAAGGCTAAATCTCTCAAAGAAGCTCTTGATAAAGAGGCTATTAGCCAAGAAGACTATAACGGTCGAATGAAAACTCTTAAAAATGAGCATGAAGCCACCATGAATGCTTTAGCTGAAAAATATGCTCAAGCTGCTGAAGCTCGTGACTTTAGGCAAAAAGCTAGACTAAAAGACTGGACAACAAATATCCAGGAAAATAGTCAACGGGCTAAAAAATTCTTGCGAGAAGTTGGTCTGTCTTATGATGAGCTGGCTAATAAGGTGGATGCAGCCGCTAAAAAAGGTGGTGCTAATCTGGATTTGTTAGCAAAATCAACAGCAAATATGTCTAAAGAGACTAAGGAAGCTAATGCACTGTGGACATCGCTAACCTTTGACGAGAAGAAAGCTCAGGTTAAGTCTAATGCTATTGATGAGGTAATAAAAGCCTCTCAATCAGAGGAAGGTTGGAACCAGCTCAAGTTTATGCTTAAGCATGCTAACTTAGAGTCAAATGCTAGAGTCAGAATCGCAGAAGCATTGATCGCAAATGGTGATTGGCAAAAAATGACCCCAGAAGAGAAGAAACTGGTCTTTACAAATGATGAGGGACTGGCCAAAATTTACGAAAGTAAAAACTTACTGGAAATTTGGAATCAATTAACACCAAAACAAAAAGAGCTTGCTCTTAAAAATGAAGATTTTGTTAATAAAGCTGGTACTGCTAAAAAAATGCTAGAAAATTGGAATAATCTTCCAGTGGTAAGTAAAGAAATTACGGCAATTGACGGAACACCGTTACCGGTATCAACTGCTCAACAAAACCTCGATAGTGTTGTGGCAGGGCCACCACGTCCGATTGAAGCAGAGGATAAAACAGGGCCAACTGCGGCGCAAGCCCATGCAAGTGTCAATAGTCCTAAACAGGTATTGCCAATAGATATGTTTGGTCTTGATAAGACTGGACCATCAGTGGCACAAACTAACAATTCTGTTAATAGCCCAAAACAACGTACTCCAATAGCTATGTTTGGTATGGATAACACAGCAGGCCCAGTCGCTAGTGCAAATAGGGCTGTCAATAGTCCTAAACAAAAAAGTCCAGCTGTTATCAGAGCCCATGATAATGCTAGCGGTGTTGCAGAAGGTGTTATAGGTGCATTGGCTAGAATTCCAAGAAGTGTTACAACAACCATTACAACGTTTGTCCGTAAGATTTTCGGGCACGAAAAAGGGACTGATTTCCACCCCGGCGGGTTAGCTATGGTCAATGACCAAAAAGGCCCACTGTACAAAGAATTGGTTACGTTACCAACTGGGGAATCATTTATCCCTGAAGGTAGAGATGTTGTTTTACCATTGCCAAAAGGTTCAAAAGTTTTACGTGCTAGCAAAACAAAGGACTTGATGCGTTCTAGGGGAATCCCTAAGTACGCTCACGGTGTGGGGATTTCGTCTGAATCTCGATTTATGAGAGAGTTATCGTCAGCTAATCAGTCAATTAACAAAACAAGTGTCTCTATCGATAACAGCCAAGTGGTAGCTTTACTAAAACAGCTCATAGAGCTTGTAAAAGCCAACGGAGATAAAGACCAGATCATTGATCTAACCGTGATGCTTGGTAATATGACTCTTGTACAACTCAAAGATAAAATATCAGAGTTACAGCGTAAAGACGAAGCGTTACGTTTAAAATCGTCTAGTTTTTAGAGAGGAGCAGAGATGTTTAGAAAAATAGCCAATGGCAAAGTCACGTTTTTACCGCTGACAACAACAGTCAATGGCCAATTGCTTGAAGATGTTTTAAAAAGCGACTCTGCCTCTTTTAAAACAATCAGAATTGAGGGAAGGCATGCGGGTGAATACAATCATCAAGTTACAGAGGTTTTAGGGAGACATGGTGCTTATTATCATCAAAAAACCAAGGATAGCTTACCGCTTACTTGGACAGTCTATCTAAAGGCGAGTGACGTTAGTAGCTTTGGACAGTTAGCTAGTAATCTACATGCGTTGCTGGTCAAATCAAAAGTTACAAAATTTGAATTTAGTGATGATGATGGTTGTTACTATTTAGGTCAATTAAAAAAATTTCCGGACCTCAAGGAAAAGCGTTGCGAAGCTATTATCGAGATAGAAATTATCTGTTACGATCCTTACAAATTTAAAGACATCAAATCTTTTAAAGGCAACGTGATTAATTACAAAGGACAAGTAACAACTAAACCAATCGTGACCCTTAACCTCTCATCACCAACAAAAGAAATTAGGTTGCTACTGTTGGTACTGATGACTTGCTCTCATGGCATTTTAAGGTCAAAAATAACGACTGGGATCAAGCTAGTTTTGAGGTACCTGTTGATTATGACATTGAGCCTTTTGTTTACTTTGGTTTTTTTAACTATGACCCAAACCAAAAAGAGGACGTTTTTAAACTCTTTAAAGTCATTGATTACAACCTAGAAGATAGCAAGTTTTACAAAGGCCTAGACAAAGCCGAGAGTGACCTCGACACCATTGCCATTATCAAAGACAAGCGATTTAGGCAATCGTCCGCAGATGCCTGTATTGATGGTGCTTTAGAGGGCACTGGTTATCAAGTTGGTAAAGTTGAGGGTATTTCTGAGGTTAGAACGCTTAGTTATTACTACATCAGTCCACGGGCTGCTCTGATTAAGGTTGTAGAAGCTTTTAACTGTGAGTTTAATGTCAGGTACACCTTTATTAATAATAAAATCACAAGTCGTTATATCGACCTCAAAAAGCGCTTTGGTAAACCGACAGGAAAGCAATTTGAGCATGGTAACAATCTGTTAAAAGTCGTCTATGAGGAATCAACAGATGACATCGTAACCTGCTTGATTGGCCGAGGCAAAGGCGAGGAAATCCAACACGAAGAAGCTGAGCCTAAAGATGTCGAGGGACACTTGCCACAGGAAGAAAGGCGGCAAGGCTACGGTCGAAGAATCGAATTTACTGATGTTGTTTGGTCAGTCGAAAAAGGCGACCCGATAGACAAACCAGCTAATCAAAACTTTGTGGCTCTAGACAGTGCCAAGGAAGAGTACGGCTTGTCTCAAAACGGCGAATTAAAGCATCGTTGGGGTGTCTTTGTCAATGAGGAAATCGAGGATAAGTCAGAACTCTTAAAAGCAACATGGGAAGAATTGCAACGATTGTCAATCCCCATTAGGATTTACAAAGCAGAAATCTTAGATATTGGTCCAGAGACGTGGAAAGGCGACTCAGTAGCCATTATCTACGATGAGGTAAAAATTGCTTTTGAAACTCGTGTTGATGAGATTGATATTGACAAACTTAATTTTAACAGGTCAGTCGTAACTCTTGGCGATTACAGCGTTGTCCAAAATCGTGAAGCAAGGTCACGCAAGGAAGTTGTCCAAACCATGATCAATGACAGCGTGGAAAATATCGCTGGCCTTGGCATGAACTTGCAAGAATTTTTCCAAGGCATTGAGGAAAAAATCGCTACTGGCAAGAAAGAAAATGAGGAACGTTGGAGAGTAGCAAACCTTGAATTTGACAATTTTAAAAAATTAGTCGAACAAGAAGGTCGTAACTTTAGAGAGCGTTTAGAAGCCGAAACAAAGGAACTAGACGAACGCAACCAAAAAGAACTCGATGAATTCCGAGCCACCCTCAAAAACCTAGCGTTACCAGAAGAAGCCATCAAAAAAATCACAGATGCTATCAAGGTTGATGACATCCCATCGATTAAACAGTCGTTTGATGACCTCAAAAATAAGGTCAGTGAAACGAGTGAGACAGCACGGCTAAACGCTGAGATTATCGGTACAGACGGTAAGACCCGCTACAACAAAAATTTATTGATTGGCGACCCTAATCGTACAAAAACCTATGATCAGGACTTTATCGAGCTAGAGGCTAATGACGGTGGTTTTAAACGTGGCGAGACGTATACCATCAGCTTTAGTCAGACATGTGAGCCACTCAATAAAGTGACTATCACGCTTACTCAAACTAACAATAAAGGTCTCAAACTGGTACTGACACCGACAAAGGCTAAGATGGAGCCACAGACGTTTGAGGTCACTAAGGATAAACAGTCTATAGAGGTCTATCCTTTGAGCTATAAAGGTGTTTTAACAGGTGATTGGTATAAATCTAAGCAAATAGATTTAAATGCGTCAGACAAGCAAGAATTAGCTCTGGGGATGGCTTATAAAGAGGTTGTGGATGGTAATAATGCTGATTTAGTTTTGGACTGGGCGGAAAACCCAGATGTTATTTTTGATGGAAATGGAGGTATTTAATGTCAAAAGAAGTTGCATCAGCAAGGATACAGCATAGAGGCATGTCCACGCAAGAGTGGGAAACAAGTTCTGATGTTTTAATGGAGCGAGAAATTGGAATTGACACGACTACGGGTTACCCCAAAGTTGGTGATGGTAAACGCCGATTTAGTGAGCTAAACGACTTGCGTGGTCCTATGGGACCTCAAGGTCCTACAGGAGAAAGAGGCCCAATTGGTCCAACGGGTCCGATTGGCAAGACTGGCGATACAGGTCCGCAGGGTCCGCCCGGGCCACAAGGTCCTAAAGGTGCTGACGGTAAAATGACCTTTGAACAGCTCACGGAAGAGCAGCGGAAGCAACTAAAAGGTGATAAAGGGGACCCTGGTCAAAGAGGAGCAGATGGTCAGCGAGGAGAAGCAGGCCCTCCTGGTCCTAAAGGAGATAATGGTGCCCCTGGCCCAATGGGGCCAAGAGGTGAACGGGGACCAGCGGGAGATCCAGCATCTTTACCGCATGATGTTTTAAGGCTAAGGGATTTGTCTAGCTATGTTAGAAAAGACGCCCTCCAATATTATCTTAACAACATTGGCAAGCTAAAAGACACAAAAACAGGTCAATTTTTAGATGTGATGGTTGTTGATAACGGTCAAGTCCCTCATGACACCAGCGGCATGATTGTGTTTGAGAGGACTGGAGGCAAATAATGACGTTACAAAACATACCAGATAAAATTTTTTATCGGTTAATAGAGCAAATAGTAGATACAGAACTGGTTTGGGATAAGGACACACAAATAGGTAGCTATTATATATCTATACAAGATAAGTATAGTTTTGAATCCGGTAGAGATGTTAGCATCTATAAAATTATATCTAGCACACAGGCTGATGTGTATAAAGCTAATAAGTATAACTATCAGTCATTATCAAAACCAGATACTAGCGTACCAGAGCAACCTCCGCTCAAAAACAAATCTTTGTATCAATCAATTACGATTGATGGACTGCCAATAGCTCGTGTTATCTGTAATAATCAGGTCATTTGGTCTCAATCAGCAGAGCCTCAGGAAGCCTACAACATTACAGCGTATGTAGACGCTAACGTATCTAAATTAAACGATTATGCTGTCATTGATTACAATCAGGATTTTGCGACTTATGGGGTTGTCTGGCATCGAGTTGATAAAGTTGCTGTTGAGGTTGACGGCAAAATCGTTGCTAAGCTACAAAAACCAGTTCGGACAGTTGCCGGCGGAGGCGCAATGCTGTCTATCGAGACGTGGACTTATCCGTTTGATGGGATAGACAAGTATAAAAACCCAACATTTAAAATTTCGCAACATTAGGAGGTAACAATTGAGTAGAGATCCAACGATTTTAATAGACGAGTCAAATTTAACAATCGGCTCAGATGGACGTGCTTATTATACATTTAAAGCTGATGGTGACACAAAAAGCGTTAAATTAGCTAACGACAAATGTATCGGTACAACTCGTTTTAACCAGATCATGATTGAGCGAGGGGACAAGCCAACTGGCTACGTTGCACCAGTGGTAGTCGAGGGTGATGGTAATCCGACTGGACTATTTAAAGACCTCAAAGAGCTTAATTTAGAGCTGACAGATACCGAAAAATCAAATCTGTGGGCAAAAATCAAGCTCACAACAAACGGCATGTTGCGTGAGTATCATCGTGATAACATCACAACAGAGATTGTCGAGAGTGCAAATGGTATAGCCACACGGATTAGTGAGGATACTGATAAAAAACTTGCGCTTATTAATGAGACAGTCTCAGGTATTAGACGTGACTATCAAGACGCTGATAGACAGCTATCATCAACTTATCAAGCTGGCATTAACGGCCTAAAGGCCACAATGGCCAATGATAAAAACGACCTAAAAGCTGTGATACAAGCAACCGCTCAAGGTTTGTCGCAAAAGTATGATGATAAATTACATCAGTTATCTGCTAAGATAACCACGACATCTAGCGGCACCACAGAGGCCTACGAGAGTAAGCTTGCGGACTTACAAGCTGAGTTTACTCGTAGCCATCAAGGCATGCGGACAGTGCTAGAGTCAAAAATTAGTGGGTTGCAATCAACGCAACAATCAACTGCCTACCAAATCTCACAAGAGATTAAAAATCGTGAGGGTGCTGTTAGTCGTGTACAGCAGGACTTAGCTAGCTATCAGCGGCGATTGCAGGATACTGAGAAGAATTACAGTAGCTTAACCCAGACAGTTAGAGGGTTACAGAGCGATGTTAATAGTCCAAACAGTAAGCTTAATTCTCGGATTAGCCAATTAGCTAGTCAAATTGACCAACGAGTCACAAGAGCCGATGTGACAAGCATCATCAACCAATCTGGTGACAGTATCAAGCTAGCTATCCAAAAGGCTGGTGGTATCGACGCTAAGATGTCCGCAAAAGAGATTGTCTCAGCTATTAATTTAAACGGCTACGGTGTCAGAATTTCTGGCGAGCGTATTGCTTTAGACGGCAATACGACTGTCAACGGGGCATTTGGCGCAAAACTTGGTGAGTTTATCAAGTTACGTGCAGACCAGATTATCGGTGGGATAATCGATGCAAACAAAATCAATGTAATCAATCTCAACGCTAGCAGCATTGTTGGTTTAGATGCCAACTTTATCAAGGCTAAAATCGAGTATGCGATTACTAGTCTTTTAGAGGGTAAAGTTATCAGAGCAAGAAATGGTGCTATGATGATTGATTTAAACAACTCTACCATCGATTTTAATAGCGATGCATCCATCAATTTCAACAGCAACAATAATGCGCTTGTTCGAAAATCAGGTACCCACACTGCTTTTGTGCATTTTGGTAATGCGACACCAAAAAACTTTACAAGGTCGGCTCTTTATGCGTCAATCGGAATCACTTCATCTGGTGATGGTATCAATAGCGCCTCATCTGGTCGTTTTTGTGGAGCAAGGTTTTTCCGGACGGCTAGCGGATATGAACATACAGCATCAGTTGATCAGGCAGAAATTTATGGAGATACCATCATTTTTGCGGATGACTTTGGTATAAACCGTGGATTTAAAATGACACCAACGGGTGTAAACACACTTGTGGATATCAATAAAATGTATTATGCGATTGTAGCTTTGGCAAGGTGCTGGAAACATCTACAAAATGTTGGCTGGGATACTACACACCCGAATTTTACTAGCGCTATCATGAACGAGCATAGCAATTATATGACTGGAATTTAGGAGAAACAATGCAAGAAAAATTATTAGGTAAAATTATTAACGATTTAGCACTTAAAGTTGCTAATTTAACGCTAGAAAATGCTCAATTAAAAGCACAGCATGAAATCGAATTGGAAGAACTAAACGCACAATTGGATGAAGCAACAGCACCGAAGGAAGAAGGTAAATAAACATGAGAAATTGGAAAGTAACAGGAAAATATCCACAATTTGATGGCACAGGAGCAGTCGCAAGCACACATATTATTATCGCTGCTGAGGATGGAGCTGTTATCCCGCAACTTATTAAGCAAGACTTAACCTCAACTAATGACACAGAGATTATCAAAGCCGCTTTGGAAGAATTTAAAAAATCTGAATACGTTGAAATTGCAATGGGCGAAGCAGTCCAAAAAGTGGATGACTTGGAAAAAATCTCACAGGAAACTGCTAAGACTGCCAAGACTGCTCAAACAGCTGCCGGACTAGCTAAAGTGTCCGCTGAACGCACACAAAAGATGATTAACTTGCAAACCATCCACATGTTAACGAGCGGCGGCAAGATTGATCCTGACATTTATAAAGGCATGCTTGAGCTAATCGAGCCAGCCGAAAAAGGCGAGTATCAGGCTTATGACGTGTTTACGGTGGTCGACAGTACTAAAGAGAAAGACGGTGAAGCAGGCGAAGGGAACCTAGTCTTTGTACACGTTAACGAGCCGTTTACTTACGACAATCAGACGCTTAAGGAGCTAGAGGAATTAGAGGATAAAGTTACAGTTATCAAGTACGCTGATTTGGTAAAACAAGTTTAGGGGTGGTTAGATGCACGAAATCTTAATTCAAATCAAAGAGTTAGCAGGGGCAGTAAGCGCCCTTGCCCTCATTGGTGGTGCTATGATTTGGATTTACAAAAAGCTTGTTATTGAGCCAGACAGCAGACTAGCAGAAAGATTACAGGTGGAAAATAATAAGCTACTGACAGACACGGTAAATCCTCTGACTGATGCCATCAAAGATCTAAATTATAATCTCAACACCGCCACAAAAGAGAGAGCTGAGATGCGCAAGGATATCGAAGTGCATGAGGGGAGACTTGATGCCCACGACATCCGACTAACTGTTCTAGAGACCAAAGAAACAAAGGAGAAATAAAATGAGCAAATGGTTTAAAAAAGTAGCAATTAAAACAATTAAAACAATGGCACAAACGGCCGTTGGTCTAATCGGGTCAAGCGTGTTAATCACGGATATTAATTGGCCAACAATGTTGTCAGCAGTGCTGTTGTCAGGACTTACTTGTGTCCTCATGAATGTGTCACAAATCAAGGAAGAGGAATAAGCCATGCGAGCAATCACACGATTAGCATTAGTTATAGCAATCGCAATCATCTATATACCGCTTGCTGTGGTTGCTCTTATCTTTTATCCGTTTTTGGATGAGGAGGACAGATGACCTTTTTAGATAACATTAAACAAGGCTGCTTAGATGGCTGGACTAAGTACAAAATCTTGCCATCTTTGACAGCAGCACAAGCAATCTTAGAGAGCGGGTGGGGTAAACATGCCCCACATAACGCTCTGTTTGGGATTAAAGCTGATGAAAGCTGGACAGGTAAGTCTTTTAACACTAAGACGCAGGAGGAGTACCAGCCTGGTATCGTCACGGATATTGTGGACCGATTTAGGGCCTATGATAGTTGGACTGACAGTATTGTTGACCATGGGAAGTTTTTAAACGATAATCCACGCTATCAAGCGGTTGTTGGTGAGACTGACTACAAAAAGGCATGTCATGCTATTAAAGCCGCAGGTTATGCCACGGCAAGTGGATATGCAGAACTGCTTATCCAACTAATCGAGGAGAATAACTTGCAAGAATGGGATGAAGAGGCTGTCCTCAGAAAGGAGAATCAAATGATTAGTTCTCAGTGTCGAGAAGTCATTGAATTTTTTATCAACTTGGCAAATGCTGGGGTTGGCGTTGATAAAGATGGTTTTGCGGGCTGGCAATGTGCAGATGTACCTTGTTATGCAGCAAAGCACTGGTTTGGGGTGGACCTTTGGGGTAATGCGATTGATTTGCTAGATAGCGCTGCTGCCGTAGGCTGGGAAGTCCATCGCATGCCAACAGATGCAAATCCACGGACTGGAGCGTTTTTTGTCCAATCAGTGCCGTATCACCAATTTGGTCACACAGGAGTTGTCATCGAGGATAGCGACGGTTATACCATGCGCACTATCGAGCAAAACATTGATGGCAATCCTGATGCTTTGTATGTCGGTGCACCAGCTCGTTTTAACACTCGTGATTTTGCTGGTGTGTTGGGATGGTTTTACCCACCATATCAAGGGGATGCAGTGACACAAACAGTCAGCACAGAGCCGCAAACGTCCGACACAATCGTAGAGACACCAAAATCTGGTACATTTACGCTTGATGTCGCAGAGATTAATATCAGACGTTGGCCAAGTCTTGCAAGCGAAGTGGTAGGCAGCTACAAACAAGGCGATACTGTCAGCTTTGATAGCGAGGGTTACGCCAATGGCTACTACTGGATTAGTTATGTTGGTGGCTCTGGTATGCGAAATTACATGGGTATTGGCCAGACTGATAAAGATGGAAACCGTATCAGTCTTTGGGGTAAATTAAATTAGATAAGACAAATGCCCTCGCTCTTGCGGGGGCTGTTTTTGTTGCCAGAATCAATATGTTTTTATAAAAAATACTCATTATTAATAGCGTAAAATGTAAAAGTTTTGAGAGTTATAGTAGTCATAAGCATTACCCCTTGAAATACCCACAACGTTTTTCAGCAGTCGCTTGAGTGATTTTTCTATCACCCCAGTAAAAAACTTTTTCAATTGATCCATGTCGAGGATATACTGCACAATTAACATTTGATGTTTTGTTAACTACAAATTTTGTGTTTGGCTCGATACCGCTAGCTCTAACCTTATTGTAGTTAGTTGATGAACTGTTACGATATTTAAAAGGTTTATTGTAAATTTCAAAAATTTTATTTCCATATTCCATTTTATTTCTCCTTATTATATAGATAAACATTGATAGCGATTATTAATACTGCGATAGCCATTACCATTGCATGACCTCTTTTCTTTTGTTATAATAAGGACAAGGTAGGGGAGTTACCGCTCCCCCTCTGTCCATTAGCGATTACTTATGCTTGCGAGGCTTGGGTTTTCGCTTTTTTGTTTGCTTGCTAACGCTTAGAGCTGTGATTAAACTGGCTACTGCGGTTATGTAAGCTGGTGTGCTATCAATTACTTTTTCAAGTAACCTTAGATAGTCTTCTTTGTTCATTGGTCTCACCTCCTTTTCTTACCTTATGATATTATTATACAAGATTATCTTGTATTTGTAAAGTGTTTTTTAAAAGATTTTTTTGTTTTTTAAAAAATAATCTTGTTTTTAAATTGTTTTTGTTGTAATATAAAGTCGACAGGAGGGCAAAAAATGGAATTGTATGAATTTGTCGGGGAACAAATAAGACATCAAAGGAAACTTGCTAAACTAAATCAAAGTCAACTTGCGGAGTTATTGAATACCAATCAGCAAACAATCGGCATGATGGAAAACGGGAAGCGTAGAGCTACACTGCAAGATTTAGTTAAGCTACGGAAAATATTTAATGTATCAGTAGATGATTTTTTACCAAAGGATTAACAATATCTAATTTTAAATTTACAATATAATTAATGACATAGCTTAGCTATGAGGGTTGAAAAATATGGTAGTAATCCATAAATTAAACAGACTGCAGTTTTTGCCAGTCTGTTTTTTAGTCCACCAAAACAGACTAAAACAAAAAAGTCCTTTTTATAGGACTTTTTGAATAATACGTGTTATTAATACCCCATCATTTTATTGACGTATGCTTGACTAAATTTCTCATCCAATTCACCTTCGACAAGCGTATATATGCTTGCGAGACTAAACCATTTTTTTATGACTTTTTCTTCAATGTCATACTCAATCAAAAAATCTTTTGCGTCATCTTCGCAATCAAAAAGCCAGCGATCCGCAAATTGATATTGCTCTTTGTGCAACCAAAACTCACCCGATTCAAGGTTTGGGAATTTTTTGATTTCCCATTTGTAGTCTCCAAAATTACATGTTCTACCAATTCCAAATAACATAGATTTTATCTCCTCTCAATCAAACATTTCTTCAGCAAGTTCCGTTAATTTACTGGCAACCTCAAATGTAATATTTTTCATCTTAATGTTTCCGTTTTTTATTCGGGATATTTTAGATTGTGCTATTCCCGTTCGCTCAGCAACCCAAAGCTGGGTTTTGTTTGCTAGTAATCGTTTTATTTTTCCTTCGTCTGCTTTCATTTTATGTCCTCCTTTTCCGGCAATTTTCCACCGTGTCTTTTTATGTAATCAAGCACTTTATATTTATAGTCAATAGCTTGCTCTAGTGTTTTAAAACGATTACGTAATCTGATGCCAGATCGCTTAATCTCAAAATCAAAAGCGTTTTTACCTTTGTTAAAACTAATATACTTTTCGCCTGTCGATTTGTTAGTCGATAATGCTACATCTTTATTGCGTTGTATCTCTTTTAATTCAGCATTTTTTTGTTTTAGTGCAAATCCCTCAAGATGACCACATGATTTTATCTTACCTCTAACAACGTCAGCTGGATTATAATAACGCTCTTTACCACACGAGCAGATACACCACAATTTACGTCTATTGCCATCTAAAACAATACCTTTAACAAAAAGCTCACCAAATCGCTTGCCTAAAACGTTATCGTAATCTATTTTTATATTATCGTTACCTAAATCTCTCGGCAATCTATCAAAAATCTTGATGTAATCTTCAACAAGTTTACTTATTGCCATGATATCATCTAAATTTTTACGACCTTTTGAAACACTCTCTTTTTTATAAACCCGTTGAAAAATATACTCTTTATTCTTTTCGTTAAATGTGATAAATTCAGGTAGTTTTTGTTTTTTATTTTTTCTCATCTTTTGACCAAAGAGGAGCATTAGCTCCCTCTTAATTAAACATTTCTTCGACTTCTTTTTTAGTAAGCTCGTTGATTGTTCCGTTTTCTAATTTTACAAAGTATTGGTCTTTGTATTTAGTGCTTGGGCAGATGCAGTATACTTTCCCTTCTTCAATTTCCCAAGTTTTTACTCCGTTTGTATCTTCATCAGCATCAATAAATTGACGATTTAATTTGTAAACTGGATGAGTTCCTACAATTTCTGCAACCCAAACCTTTTGGCTATTTGAGTAAGGCATTTCGATTTTTCCATCTACGATTGCTTTTTCCATTTCGAAGCTTGTTACGTTGATTTTCATTTTGTTTTACCTCTTTTGTTTTATCTTTATGATTATATTATATACAATATTGTATACTTTGTCAATAGAAAAGATAAATTTTTTTAAAATTATTTTTTAGTCCATTAAACCAGACTTAATTTAAAAAGTCCTTTTTACGAGACTTTTACGAATAATAAGATAAGGAGGTGCATTATGCTAACATACGACGAATTTAAGCAAGCTATTGACCGTGGATATATCGTAGAAGACACAGTCACGATCGTGCGCAAAAACGGACAGATTTTTGATTATGTGTTGCCACATGAGAAAGCAAAGAATGGAGAAGTTGTGACAGACGAAAAAGTGGAAGAAGTGATGATGGAATTAGACAAATAA